CCCGAGAAAATCACCCTATGGGTACCCGTAGACAATGACGGCTTCGGCGGCATCACCTGGTCCGGCCCCTTTGTGGTCGATGGCCGCACCGCACTAAAGCAAGAGAAATTCACCGACATCAATGGCGACCAGCAAATCAGCAAGGCTGTGTTCTACTCCAATTCGGAGCAACTAACGGCCAGGGGCGCACGGGTATTGTTTGCCGAGTCCGGCGCGGTTAATCCTCCTGCGGAGTCCGATGACATACGGGCCTTTGCAGCGACGCCTAGTGGCACCACGCTCAAGAAGGCATGGGTATGACAAAGGATCTAAAAAACGTACTCGCCAACCTCAACAAAGAGATTGAGAAAATACAGGGCGCAACGCTTAAGGGCATGATAAAAGTCGGCCTTGCAATCAAGGCAGACGCCATGGCTATGACGCCTGTTGATGTTGGCCCACTGAGAGCGTCCGCATTTAGCCAGGCTGAAATGCAGGGTAATAGGGCAGTTGTCAGGATTGGATACACCCAAAAATATGCCGCATGGGTGCATGAGTCCCCAGGCACACTAAAAGGCCAGCCGAGGGCGCATTTTGGCAAGACCGGAAACCGGTCGAAGTTCGGCCCGCAGCAAGTTATTGCATTCGGCGGCGGCAGCGGAAAGGGGCGCTATTGGGATGGCGGCGAGCCTAAATTCTTGCAAAAGGCAGTATCTGAAAATCACAGCCTTGTATTGTCGATACTCGCCAAAGAGACAAAAATCAAATGATCATCGAGCCTGTATATTTTCACATCGCTTTTTTGCTGTCGGATGCAGGAGGCTTTGGTGCGCTTGGCGATGATATATTCGGTGGCGCGTGGGGTGACGCAGACCAGCAAGTGCTGGTACTCGACGGCGTTGGCGTCCCCTCCGATATTAAGCAGCTATTTGAAAACCCAGGCTTTCAGATTATTTGCCGCGGTAAAAAGCCGAGCGATGTTGGTTACCGCGATGTTGACGTATACCGCAGGGCCAAGGCCATCAGTAACTTCCTTATAAGTCAGCCCGATCATGTTGATATCCAAGGGGTTTGCTATACTGGCTTTGAACCGTCGACCAACATAGCGCCATTGGGCAAAGACGAAAACGAGCGGTTCATGTACAGCATGAATTTCACGACCTTCAGGAATGCGATTTAATGGCTGAGAAACTACCGCTAAGTTATTCTGCGCTGTTTGTTTCCGGCGATGATTCGCCGTTTAAAATAACGTATAAGCCTGGTGGCTCTCCGGCCGACTTGACCGGCTACACGGCAAAAATGGAACTGCTGACAGACTTCTGTGAGGCGCCAGTGATAAGCATTAATGGCCTTATAGCAGTGCCAGCAACGGGACAGATAGTCTTTCCATTCAGTGGTGCGGAAAAAGAGGCGCTGATCGTTGATTGCGCAAATACCTGCTATAAGCTAACGATCAAATTGACCCAGCCAAGCAGCGATGTTATTTCCCTGATAAAGGGCATCGGAAGGATAGAAAAAACATGACGACCACCGGTGTAATAGTCGAAGTAGTCACCGACGAGGGGCTAATTGTCGAGGTCGTCACCGCGGGCCCACAGGGGCCGTCAGGCACAGGCTTTGGCACAGTTGAATTAGCCGCCGCCGACACTGAATTAACGACTATTGGCAATCAAGTAGTTATTTGCCTTAATACAGGTGCGGCCATAGTGACATTAAACACAAGCCCGAATGAAGGCGAGCAAGTTCATATTAAGCGCCGCGCTGGGCCAGTGACAGTCGCTGGGGTTATCGATGGAGTGACAGACAAGATTATTTCAGGCGCCACAGACGCCCCATTTCTGGTCTTTTCGTCAATCACAAATGACTGGAACATATTATGAGCTTTTTTCGCGAACAGAATGCAAAAACGGCATATGGCGCTGCAAAGTCAGAGTCTGAGACGTTTGTTACCCAGATCAGTGCCGAGTATGGGTTATTAGGTCAGGTGTTAACAGTTAATGATATCCTAGCATCTGGTAGTAATTCAGTAGTCGACGACCAGTTCACTTGTCAATCAGGAACTGATCCGGCCGGCTTAGCTAGCATAACGTCCCTAAGACAGATAAATTATAGATCTGGGCAAGGCGCAATAGCGCGTATTAGTGGTAAATTCTCGCTAGGGGTTGCCTTAAATCAGCAGCTTGCTGGATTAATCTCAGCTGAAAATACTTTTGCTTTTGGGTTTAATCAAACTAATTTTGGGATACTTCATAATCATGGAGGTAAAACTGAGTCTCAAGAGCTAACTATAACAACACCAGCAGCTGGAGCCGAGACTGCCACTATTGATATAAATGGAATTCCCATTACTGTGCCGTTAACAGCAGGCACTGTTCAGCATAATGCATTCGAGATTTCAAATAGTTTAAATGCACAAGTAAACAATTATAACTTTACATCTAATGATGATCAGGTCGTAGCGCAGGCTGTTGTTCCTGCCGCACAAGGGGCCTTTACATTCTCTAGTACAGGTGCAGCAGTAGCGGCGTGGGTACAGACAACTATAGGGTTATCTCCTGAGCTCGATTTCATCGCTCAAGCTGATTGGAATGTTGATACAAGACTGACAGGTAATACTGATTCTGATCCTGATCATGTTCTAGATCCCACTAAAGGTAATGAGTATCAAGTTCAGTATAAATGGGGATTTGGCGCTATAAAGTTTTTCATAGAGGATAACAGGACAGGCGATCTTATTCTTGTTCACGTGATTCGATATGCTAATAAAAACATAATACCTAGTGTTACAAACCCATCTTTTCGAGTAGGTTGGGTAACCTTTAACTTCGGTAATACTACGAACATTACGATCTCTGGGGCAGAAGCAGACTTAACTGTTGAAGGTGCTATAAATCGTAGTACACCTCCAAGAACCACTGCAAACAATCAATTGGCTGTAGGCGCAACATTAACTAATATTATTACATTCAGAAATAGGATTAATTTTGGGGGGAAAACTAACAGAGTTGATGTTCTTCCGCTATTAATGACCTTATCTACACAATCCAATAAATCCGCATTTTTTGAGATTAGAGTAAATCCTACTTTTGGCGGAGACCTGGACTTCACATATATTGATAAAGACAACTCTATCATAGAGGTCGCAACTGATGCCGTGCCCGTAAGCGGTGGAAGATTGTTAGGCGCAGCCACTGTAGTAGCGGCATCGTCCTTCCCTCTTCAATTTAATACTAGAGAAACTATTGAGCTAGCTGCATTGCCCGGGCAAATTTTTACTATAGCAGCTAAAGTGTCAAGTGGCGCTGCGGCTGATATGCAGGCAACAGGAACCTCGGTGGAGAGCATATAATGGCACTACAAACAGCACCAACAGCATCAATCGCCAGTGATGCGGCAGTAATAAAAACACGCTCTATTCTATCCAGCTTGGCAATGGGTGTTATCGATGCAGCAATAACAGAGGAATCTGAAAGAGTTGATTTAGACGAAAGGACTTATAGGACTGTAATAACTTTTAACGCCAATATTAACGGCAGAACAAAGCCGGTAGAAATCATTCAATCTGACGAGAGCAAAGTGTTCTTGAATGACATTATTAATGCATTGGTAGATGCAGGATATAGAACTGCATTTGCACTGAAGCCAACTAGCAGAGATGGCGGCCAGGACAGGGTTACGTTGACAGTGGCATGGAGTTAAAGCGCTATAAATAGAGCATTCGATTAAGCATTGGCCTTGAAAAACAATAAAGGCTATTATTCAAACAATTAAAAGAGGGCTACACCATGACTTGCAGCGCAGATATAAAGAAAGGCGGGAGCAAGGTATTACTTGCAAGAAATGACGCCGATAACGCTTGGGAGATTGTCGGAGGCATCGAGTCTTTCAGCCATAGCGGCGAAGCGGCAACCGAGGATGCGACCAGCTCTTCTACAATTGGCGATATCCTTGAAAATGCAGCCACTGGATTCAAGAGCTCTGGAATAGATATTACAGGTAAGTCCAGCACGAAAACCGGAGTTGAGCCCGTTACAGGACTTAACATTGTAGGCACGCTTCGGCTCTCTGATCTTTTTTATGCGCCAGGAAGTTGCGGGAAGTTCCAAATTCGCGACGTTGCAACAGGCGGTCTTATCGAAGGAACCTATATTATATCTGCTTATAATGTGGATGATCCGAAGTCAGGACTAGAGACTTTTACGGCAACCCTGACGCATCAGTCAGGATTCACAAGAACCGGAGCAATTTAATCATGGCCGTTTTAACAGTTAATTCGATACAAAAAGCAGGCATTGCAGACTTGGATGCCGTACTGCAGGCCGCTGACGTTGCCGGTGATAATTACCCCGGGTCAAGCGGCACATTCATCGCCATGAAGAACGACGACGGCTCGCCGCATACGTTGACAATCGCCGCGCCTGCTGCGACGGCTAATTGCGGAAATCTTGGCGAGCTTCCAGTGGCCGACATTACCCTAGTTGTTGCCGCTGCCGACATCGGCTTTGTATCTGTTCCTGCTGGCTATACCGACGCCAGTGGCAACTATTCTTGGACTTATGACGCGGTTACCTCCGTGACTATCGGTGCGTTCTCTATCGCACCATGATGAACAAGTCTCGCGAGTGCGAGGAAATAGTCACTGAAACAGATTCCGGCAAGTCTTATAGGCTCGCCGGTAATTTTGGCTTTATACGCATGCTGGCGATGGCTGGCCGTGACCCGTCGTTCATATTTGAAGACCTGGCCAATGGCCTGCTGCCCCCCGAAGAAATAAAAAACGTGCTTAAGTTCGCTATTGTCCAGGTTGATGGCGAAGATATTAAGGATGAAGACCGGGAGGCTCAGGCGGTCACGCTTGTCGAGGCCGCAGGGCTTCAGGATTGCTCGCTGCTGGCGCGCATGATGATGAGCCATGCCATGGTGGGCGCCATAAAAAAAAAGCAGATAGCGCAGAACGAGACGATACAGGGGGCGATTATCAGCCCGAACCATTCCCGCTGGAAGACTTTTTCACTACTTGGCTTGTTATTGGGGGCGCCGTTGATACTTTCTACGATAGCGATATGTATAGCTATCAGGTAATGCTAGAGGCGCACAAAAAGCGCTGCGGCATTAAAGACGACGATATTACCAGCACCGACGACCTTGACGCTCTCTATGCTAGGCTGCCACCTAAAGAGGAATTAGAATAATGGCATTGGAAATCGGGACCCTTCAGGTCGACATTAACGCCGATACTTCTGGCCTCGTTATTGCCGAGAAAGAAGCAAAAAAGAACATGAATTCCATCAATAAAGTGATGGTTGCGGCAGAGAAAGAGGCCGTAAATGCGGGCCGAGCTTTTTCAAACTTTGGCACACAGGCATCAAAGGCCTCCAAGAAGGTAGGGAAAGCGGCCAACGATGCCGGCAAAAAGGTTGCTGGATTCGGCAGAAATGCCGGCCAAGCCGGTATCCAGTTTCAGCAGATGGTCGGCCAGTTACAGGGTGGCGTGTCCCCATTCATTGCCGTATCACAGCAAGCGGCGGACATGGGTATTGTCCTTGGCGCGCCATTAGTTGGCGTTATCGTATCCCTTGGAGCGGTTCTTGCTGGTGTTTTGCATCAGGCGTTGACGGGCTCGTCTGAGGCCATGGAGCGCGCCACCGCCTCCGCCTCTGACCTTGCCAATGAATACCTAAAGTTAACCAAGCAGGCCGAGCAATTAGAGGCCGTTAAGATAAGCGCCGCAATGCTTGAGGATGCGGGCGCTATCGCCATTCTTAACAAAGAACTTGACAAACTACAGAAGAAAAGAAGTGGCCTTACTCGTTTTCGTGAAGATTTGGCGCCCGGATTAGTAAAAGATGTTGATAAGGAAATCATAAAAGTAGATAACAAGCTACAGGCTTTTTTCTTGCTACAGGAACAGAGAAGCGAAAGGCTAAACAAGATATTTAATAAGTCCTTTGCCTTGACCGCAGACCCCGGCGAACAAACCGAGGCACCTATAGGCGGCGGCGAAACATTCAACCAAGTGGTTCAGAAAGAAATAGCAGTCCTCGAATTGAGGGGCAAGCTGTTCAACGACTCAAATGCGAAAATCGAAGCCGAGATAATGCGCTTTGAACTGGCCGCCCTTAACCTATTCGAGGTTGGCAGCGAGGACTTCTTGGCCGCTGAGCAGGCACTGGCGGATAAGCGGGTCGAATTACGCAAAGACGCCGATGATAAAATCACCAAACAAACTGATCAAGCGGCAAAAAAACAGCAGGCATTGGCAGATGCGGCAAGGGCGATGTCGCTCTCTGGCGCAGCAGCGCTTGGTAACGAACTAAACCAGATAATTGAACAGTCAGGCAAAGAAGGGACCGGGATAGCTAAGGCGTTATTTCTGGCTAACAAAGCCCTAGCCGTTGCACAGATCATAATGGACACGCAGGTAGGCGCGGCAAAGGCTGTCGGGCAGTTAGGCGTGTTCGGCATTCCTGCATCAGCATTAATAGAGGCCACAGGCTTTGCCCGCGCCGGCATAGTCGCAGGCCTAGCAGTAGGTGGATCATTCGAGAATGGCGGCATAGTCGGCGGCTCAAGCTTCTCCGGCGACCGCGTAAGCGCCCGGGTCAACTCCGGCGAAATGATCCTAAACCGAGGCCAGCAGACCAAATTATTCAACATGGCAAATAGCGGCGGGGGTGGCGGCTCGTCAACTCCTAATGTTACAATCATTAACGAGATACCCGGCGCGACCTTTGAGGTTGAATTGATTACCTCGGCGGAGGTTAGATTGATCGCCAGACAGGAAAGCGAAAATGCCATGGGGCAAATAAACGCTAGCCTTGCCAGCGGCCGAGGCGAGGCGGCGAAATCATTGCAACAAGGCTTTAATATGAGCAGGAATATCAGCTAATGGCGACATCGATCGACTATCCAGCCAATTTGCCTAGCGTCTTAATCTCTGCCGATAGAAATACCGATCAGGCCAAATACAAGCGCAATGATGTGCAGATTGGCCCCCCTGCCTTCGAGCTATTAACCACGACCGGCCCGTCATTCTTCAAGGTGGCATGGAGCTTTAGCGACTTTGAGTTTCAGGCATTCGAAGGCTGGTTCAAAAAAGAAATCCTCTTTGGATCAAAGTCTTTCAATATGGACTTGATTGTCGGCGCCGGCCTCCTGTCGCACGAATGCTTTTTCGATAGCTCATACACAAGGACTCGCGTTGGCCAAAGATTCAGGGTAAACGCCGACATATTGGCCGTAGAGAAGCAATACGATACCGATTCGGTAATTGATGACCTGTTATTGCTTCTGGATAATATCGATGGCAATGCCGGCGACTGGGTTGATCAATACAGCGACCTGATTGAAAACGTACTGCAACCGGCGTTCCCCGCATAATGGCCAGCATAGATGACTATAAGCGGTTCATTTCGTCGATGCCGCAAGCGCAGCGCGAATTCCGCACGATTGAAATATTTCACCCCGACTTTTCTGAGCTGTTGAGGTTCGTCGAAGATTTCACCGACCAGACGTTTACGCTTGAGTCCACGGCACCGAGAAATCCCGGTGCGAGCGTGCTATTCACCGGGATAGCGGCCAAAATATTAGAGCCATCTGAAAGCGGTGGCGGCGTAGATCAGACGCTTACTGTGAATCTTGGTGCAGTGGGCAACGAGGTCAACGACCAAATTGAGCAGCTCACGCCGGACGGATCTCTCACGCCTATCCAGGTTATCTACAGAAAGTATTACAGCGGCAACCTGACAGAACCGGTGCTGGTGCTTTCCCTGTCTGCCTCAGAGATTAATTTCGAGGGCTATACTCAGGTGAGCTTTATCGCCGAGGATTCGAACGTAACTACAAAACGCGCGGGAGAGATATACACACTTGAGCGCTTTCCGACGCTAGGGGGGATCTAATGGACTTCGATCAATATACGGGCATACCATGGGAGTGTGGCAAGCGATCACATGAGGCGGCAGACTGCTGGGGCCTTATTTTATTGGTGCTAGAGGAGCAATTCGGCGTCGTGCTTGGCCACATGAAAGATATATCGGTCGACGATCCTGATGTGGTTTCTGATGTCATGGTCGAAAGCCGCGGGCTGGATTACTGGACGGTAACCGAGGCGCCTTCTATTGGCTGTGCCTGCATGTTCTATGAGGCATCAAATGAACACCCTAATGGCAGGCCCGCGCACGTTGGTCTAGTGGTCGCTGATGGCTATATACTTCACTCCATTGGCAAAGAGGGCAGCTTCTCGGCTATCCACCGGACAAGGGTGTTGCAGCGCCTCTTCAAACGACTAGAGTTTTTCGAATATGCCGCAGATTAGCGTATACCATGACCCGGCCGGCATTAATAAGCTGGAAAAGAGAGTGGTCGATAACGGCACGCTCTTGCTTAATTGGCTGATCGAGGAATATGGCGTCGGCGGCTTTACTGTGCCAACGGCAATGTATAGCAATGGCCAGGCGATAGAAGAAAACGAAATAAAATTGCATGAGCATTTAGACTCAGGATATCCCCTGAGCGAAAACGATCACATAGTTATTGTGCATTGCCCGCAGGGCGTAGAGTTTTTTATAGCCGCCTTTATAGTTTCGCTTATCGTATCTATAGCCCTTGTGCCAACAGTGCCCACACTGAGGCAGCCCGAGCAGGACAGGCCAACAGAGTCGCCCAACAACAGGCTAACGGGCCAAACAAACATCGCTCGGCCGCTGCAGCGCATACCGGACCTTTACGGCAGAAATAAAGTCTACCCGGACTTGATAGCGAAAACCTATTTCGAGTTCATTAATAACCGTAAATTTGTCACTGAATACCTGTGCATTGGCCGTGGCGTGTTCGATGTTGTCGATATGAAATCTGGTGGGACGCTAATAAGTGATATTCCGTCGGCCACGTTAGAAATATTCCAGCCATTCAGCGCGCCCAGTGAGCTACTGGATGTCACTGAGGCCAATATAGTCGACGGCCAAGAGATATTTGCGCCGAACAATGATGATGTTAATAAGTTTTCATCCAGGGTGGATAGCTTTAGTGGCTCTACTTTATCAGGTACATCATCAGGGCTATCCAATTTCTCTGATTTCGATTCTGGCGACTCATTTACGATAACAGGATCTTTACTAAATGACGGAACATTCACGTTTCAGAGTTACACCGCCGCGACTATCGCGGGAACAAGTTTTTACTTTATTGCCGTGTCTGAGACTTTCACTACAGATTCAACACTACAAGTTGTTGATTTTGAAGAGGTGGACGGCCCCAGTTCTACAGTTGGCCCCTTCGCCGTTGTGGGCGGCACAGATCAAGTTTGGTTCGATGTACAGGCACCTAGAGGACTGGCAGACAGGACCAGCGGCAGCACTGTCGCTATATCAATCGACTTTGATTTGATATTAGAGCGCCTTGATGCGCCAGGCGGCAGCGTCATAGGCACGGAAACCGCCCAGGTGACAATATCCGGCGGCGACCTTGACCCTAAGTTCTTTACCTTCAAGGTTCCTACCGACTTCCCTGGCGACCCATACCAGGCCAGCATCGAGCGCCTAACCGACACTGACAACGATGCCAATTTCTATGACCAGACAAAATGGACGCGCCTTGCTGGCGTTGAAGATGTAACCGCTTCCGATTTCGGCAATGTTACCACTGTTTTTATCGTAACCAAGGCCACAGAGCAGGCCACCAAGAGCCAGGAGCGTCTATTCAACGCCATAGTAACGAGAAAGCTGCGCACGTATGACACCGGCACACAAATGATCATCCCAGCGCTTACGGCGACAACCAAGATGGCTGATGCCATGCTTGAACATCTTACTAACGAATTTCTAGGCAATAAGGCGCTCGCTGAAATCGACCTCGATGGCCTCTATGAGATACAAGACAGCTTGGCGGCTGTGACAAATTATGGCGACAAGCTGGGGCGCTTCAGCTACTCGTTCTCTGATAGGCAGGTATCTGTGGGCGACGAGCTGGCCACCATAGGCAACGCGGCGCGTACCTTCACCTATCGCGATGGCAATGTGTTCAGGTTTGGCCGCGAGGAAACCAAACCGCTGAGAAACACCACGTTCAACGCCCGCGTGAAAAAGCCGAACAGCGAGAATAAAACCCGGCGCCTGCAAAAGCCGCTTGATTTTGATGGCATTGAATTGCAATGGGTAGGCGAGGATACCAGCGACGCCGAAACTATCATATTCCCCGAGGGTGGCTCGCCAGAA